ACCTGAACGACGACTACCCTGTAGTGCGTAACGTTCGACTACTACGAGACATGCCAACCGCAGACTTCGCTTCAGGGTTTGTTCTCGCTTTTGACTCCTATGTGCGTTCCGGTACTGTCCGTGTGATCTACAAAGCTCCTTACGGTACGCTCGCTACTGAAGCAACGGTACTTGACACAGCGGGTGTTGGCACAGAGTTAGAAGACCTACTCGTGTTGGGTGTCCAAATACGTATGGTTGCTGGTCGTGAAGTGAAACGTAACTTCACTGAATCTCAGGGTGACACTCGTCGTGCTGACGAAGTACCTGCTGGGTCTGTCACAAATAGCATCAACAACTTGTTGCGTTTGCGTCGAGATCGTATTATTGCTGAAGCATCTCGTCTTACCCGCCAGTATCCTCTGCGTTTCAGGAAGTAGCCGATGGCTACGCTAACTAGATTTACTACCCCATATGTGGGTGGGCCTGCGTTCTATACAGGTACAGGTATTTCAGGTTTAGTACCAGACATTTTCCCTGTCGCTATCGCTGGTCGACCGTACATGTTGGATTTGAAATCTGGTCGTTTCGGTCGTGCATTTGAACAACGATTGCGTGACTCTGCTGACGATTCCAATATTCCTGGTGAGGGTGCAATTAACCCGCAAGGTTTGTGGCGGCGTGGACAAGTCTCGTGGCATAAGGGTTCTGCACAAAAGTACGGCGATACCGCTGAGGGTGTTGACACTAGGTTTTATTCGTCTAAGAATATTGATCCGTGGACTAAAGGCCAGTTGTCAATGTTAAAGACAACTTCAGAAATTTTAGATTCTGCAAACACTAATTTACCTATGGTTGTCGTCGGTAGTTATTTGTATGTCGGTGACGGTAACACATTAAAATATACGACCAACTTGTCTAGTTGGACTAGCGTCACTACTGGTGCGCCAACGGCAGCGATTGAAGCGTTAACAACTGACGGTACAAAAGTTTTTGTTTCGTACAACAACAACGCTATTTATTCTTCTACTGCGGGTGGGGCTTCTGTCGCCCAATATTATCCGACATCAGGTTCAACCGCATATACCTACAACTCGTTGAAGTATGCGAAAAGCCGAATCATAGCTTTGCATGACAATCACATCCATTTACCTACCGGTTCGGGTGGATCACATACCCCGTTCTATGAGCATCCCAACACATCATTTGATTTTGTTGATTCTTGTGCTGGACAAAACGCTATCTATGTAGGTGGTAATGCAGGTTTAACCGCAATTGTTTACAAGATAACTGTTAAAGCCGATGGCACACTAAACGTTCCTGTTGTTGCTGCTGAACTCCCGTTAGGTGAAACTCTTTCTTCGTTGACCGGATATTTAGGTAATGTTTGTATCGGAACAAATAAAGGTATCCGTTTGGCTACTGCTGACAGTGAGGCAGATTTGATAGTCGGGCCTCTTTTGGAAACGACAAGCAGTGTCAAATGTGCGGTCGGTGACGGTCGTTTCGTATGGTACGGGTGGACAAACTTTGATGCGACATCTACAGGTTTAGGGCGCATTGATTTATCGCAGTTCAATAGTGTTAACGAACCTGCTTATGCTTCTGATCTTATGGCTGATGTCCAAGGTGCAGTAAACGCAGTAGTTAACTGGGGTGAATACCGTGTGTTCTCTGTATCAGGGCAAGGGTTGTATCGTGAACATGCCACCAATCTTGCGTCAACAGGATATATAGAAACAGGTTCATGGCGTTGGGGAATCCCCGACCCCAAGTTCGCTACCTTCGTAGACTTCCGTACCCTACCGCTAACAGGGTCACTCACGTTCGCTTTGAACCTTGACAACGGTGGCTACGAATCTTTAGCAACCTTTGATACTCCTGGTGTGACAGAGAAAACTCTTGACGGTTCAGACACATCATTCGGTGAAGCAGCTTTCAAAATTACTTTTACTCGTAGTGCTACTGACTCAACTGTTGGGCCGACATTGACTCGTTGGCAAGTTCGTGCGTTCCCTGCACCTAAACGATCAGAACTGTTCTCTGTCCCCATTTTGTTACACCAAAAACTTAATCGTGCAAACAGAGAATATTATTACGATGTCAACAATGAGTTAGCGTTCTTACGCAATCTTATTGCCGATACTCGTATTACTACATACCAGGAAGGCGAAGAAACATTCAAAGTTATTGTTGAAAACGTCGAATGGATACCAGTTGACTCTCATCTCAAAAACTGGATTTTTGATGGTACAGCAGTTGTTACTTTACGTTCACTTACAGCATAAGGATTATCATGGCAAAGACACGCAGATCATATAAGGGTGGTGCAGCAAGTACCACCACAGGTACAAGTATCGCAGCATCGGGAGCGACAACGTTTACTATTGCTGCTTATACGGGTTGGCCTTACGGTACGCCACCGTTTTTTGTGGTGGTTGAGCCTGGTACTTCTAACGAAGAAAAGATTTTGGTTACTCGTGCTGGTGCTACTGATACGACGATCAATATTTATGCGACTCCTTCTGTTGCTGCTAATCGTGGCATGGATGGTACGGCAGCGTTCTTGCATGCTTCCGGATCAACTGTTTATCCTGTGTTTACTGCTACTGATGCTGATGAGGCTAACGAACTTGCTTCGACGTTAACGACGCAGGGTGACATTCTTATTCATGGTGCTTCTACGTTCGCTCGTGTCGGTATTGGTACTGCGGCTCAGGTGTTGAAGGTGAATAGTGGTGCGACTGCTCCTGAGTGGGGTCAGGTCGCTACTGCTGGTATTGCTGATGATGCTATTACTGCTGCGAAGATTGCGGCTAATGCTGTTGGTTCTTCAGAGTTGGCCGACAACGCTGTTGATACTGCTGCGATTGCTGACAGTTCTGTTACTTCAGCGAAGATCGCTGACGGGACTATCGTTGATGCAGACATTAACGCTTCGGCTGCTATCGCACCGTCAAAAGTTGCAGGCGTTTTTATTACTGGTGACAGTTCTAATAACACTATTACTATTTCGACTTCTGCCCCCAGCGGTGGGAGTTCCGGAGATATCTGGTTGAAGTATTAATTATGGCTACTTATGTTAAAGACGGATCAGGTTGGCAGGAGTTAGCTAGTTTAGATCGCCCTTACGCAAATGTTTCTGGTACTTGGCAGCCTGTCAAGAATGTGTATGCGAATGTTTCTGGTACGTGGCAGGAAACGTTTGCATATTTTGAGACTTCTGGTGGTACTTCTTATGATGCTGGTAGCGGTTACACGGGTGTCTATTTTACTGCTAATGGTACTTTTACTATTTTGGAAGGCACTAGAAATATTGAGTTTGCAGTTGTTGGAGGAGGAGGAGGAGGCGGAGGCACTGGTCGTAGTACCGCAAGAAATAACCTTGGATATGGTGGCGGTGGTGGTGCTGGAGGATTTGTTCAATCAACATCTACTAATTTAACTGTTGGTAGTTATTCAATTACTGTTGGTGGTGGTGGTGCTGGTGGAGTGCCTGCGAGTACCTCACTTATGAGTGGTATAGCCACTGGTGGAAACGGTAGTGCTGGTACTTCCTCTACGGTTGTCTTTAGTGGTAGCACACTAGTTAGTTCTGCTGGAGGCGATGGAGGAAATGGTGGTCGTGGCAGTTCCTCAACATTCACAACCAATCTCGGAGGGACAGGTGGTGCAATGGTTCAAGGCACCGTTATTTCTGGTGGGTCAGGCTTTAGTTCCTCAGGAAGTTTGTCCAATCAAGTTAACAGAGGGGGTGGAGGTGGAGGAGTTGGCGGTACGGGTGGAAACGCAACATCAACCATTACTGGAGCAGCAGGTGTAGGTTATACAGCCCCTGGTGGTGGCTGGAGCAATCTCCCAGGAGTATCTTTTGGTGGTGCAGGTGGTAATGATACTGCTACATACCAATACCCTTACAATGGTACTGGTGGAAATGGATCTGTCGGGTACGCCTCAGGTTCTACTGGCCTTGCAGGATACGTCTACCTGAGGTGGTTAACATGAGTCATTGGGCACAAATAGACGAAAACAATATTGTTATTAATGTGACAGTAGGTAACAACGACGAACCCGACGAAGGTTACCAATGGCTGCTAGACAATATTGGTGGGCGTTGGATTAAAACATCTATTAACACTTTTGCTGGAGAACACTCGCAAGGTAAAGAACCGGTCAGGTTTAATTATGCTGGTATTGGCTACACCTATGATGAAACACGGGATGCTTTTATTCCGCCAAAACCTGAAGAACACGAATGGGTTTTGAATGAAACAACATGTCAATGGGATATTGTTGAACCAACAACAAAAGAATAATAATTTCAAATCTACAATTAGATGCCAATTATTTGCAACTAGAAAGAAAATATAATGACAACATATCCTGTACTACCCATCATCATGCCCGCCGATCTTGCAGGTCAAAAGAACGGCGAACTCAACCCCGCTTTGCTACGAGACATCAAAGCACCCAACGGCAAACTGCATCGTCTAGCAGCTACCGCATGGAACGCCATGCAACTCGCCGCATACTTTGACGGGATCGAATTGAAGCATGTTGGCGCATACCGCCCTATCACTGAACAGATCAAGTTGTTTAACACTCGTTATCAGGACACACCTACAGGTCGTACTCCACAAGTGACCCGCAAATATATGGGTAAGACATGGTATTTGAAGAAAGGTTTTGCACCCGCAGGTACTCCCGCCACCAGTAATCATGGGATTGGACTCGCAATCGATGTGGCCTCAGCGTCAGGGACACGTTTGGCGTGGTTGCTCGGTGACGGATTCATGACTTCTAACGCCCTAAAGTTTGGTTTCTCATGGGAAGTTGCAGACTCCAAAAACCCAAACAGCGAAGCATGGCATATCCGCTATGTAGCCGGCGACACATTGCCGCAAGCAGTTACTGATGCTCTCGCAGCGTTTCCCACTCTTGACGTTCGGTGAGGTGAGCGTGGCTACAAGCCGTAGTATTTTTGATGACGACCCATCACGGATGGTTTATCAGAACGTGGTGAGTTGGGAATCGGTAGCCGATATGGTTGTTGATCTTCTCACCAATGACGACGATGACGACTACCATCCCGCCTATATAGAAGCGTACAAAGGCCGCTGTATGCCCCCTAAAATCGTTTCTGACAGCCTCAACCCAGGTTCATTGAAGATCGTGTCATAACACCCCCAAAAGTCTTTCACGGTACACCCCGACAGTTCGGAAAAAATACTGTAGGATGGTCTACAATATAGGTATATGTTTACCGGAAGTCGTCTCTATCTCACCATCGTTGGTGCAATAGCGTTCGCTACGTTCATATCCTCATGCACCGACACCTACAGGAACCCTAATGACCCAAGAAAACCCTCCCAAGCGTCGCAAACCACGACTCTCCCCAACTGAAATTGAAGCTCGGATACGAGCCATCCTCATTTTGACACTTGCAGGAGTCCTGGGGTTAACGGTACTTGGCATGTTGTACTCTCTCATTTTTGTGTACCAACCTGAAGAAGCAGCACCCCTTGACCTAGCGTTCATGGATGTTCTTTCCCCGTTGTCGTTCAGTATCGGTGGCGCATTGACAGGTCTCGCAGCAGGCGGGGCAGCGAAACGCATTTCACAAAACTCTGACGACGAGTGAGTCGTGGAGTTAGTTTTAGTACCCATTATTGTCGCCCTCATCGGCGGCCCTGTGATGTGGTTCTTAACCCGTTTCGATAAACGAAACACTGAGCAACACGGTCAATCAATCGCATTGTTGACTGAAGTTCGTGACGACATGAAAACTGTGCGCCGGCGACTTGACAAGCATATAGACTGGCATGCTCACCAGTCCGAAGAATAACTAAAACCCCAGCCCACAAAGGCTTTTTATAGGAGATGCTTGACATTGTGTACCGAAGTTAGTCAACTGTACCCTGAAATCAGGTATTACTTAAGTAGAGTAATGCCAAGAGGGATAGATGATGGTGACCGTCTTGGTTTCATCATAGATAAACTGGAGGAACATGAGTCTCGCAGAACAGTTATACAAGCAGCCAAACAACCCTAAATATTTTGATTGCAAAGTCAAATTTCTTCTTGATGAGTTAGACAAAGTTGAACGCCAAGCCCTAGTGGTAGCTATCGGCAAAGTTAAAGAAGGATCAGAAGCCGACAAAAAGTCCGGTGTATACCCGTGGACTAGTGTATGGTTACGGAAAGTGTTAGCAGAAAACGGTCACACTTTAGGCAAGATTGCTTTACGAAAGCATTTGGAAGGGAAGTGTTCTTGTGGCATTAAGTGAAGAACTAGCAGCAGGCCCACCCGCTAACCGTAAAGAAGTCCTCGGCAAAATCGCAGACTTACTTGAACGTCAAGGGATCAACGTCGAAGAAGTAGGGCAGATCGGTCGAGTATCTATCTACCAGTCGCTCACCAAAAACGATGAAGGCGAAGCAGAAATCCATGACCTCATGGGTATTCAGTTCTCGCCGGCTTGGGAGACAGGCCCACAATGGCCTGTTATTAACCCTGGTAAACCAGCCAATGTCAAAATGGTGTTACCGAAACCGATAACAAAACCTGACGGGTATGAGACAGCAGTGATCCTGCCCGACATCCAGTTCGGTTACTACCGTGACAGCAACGGCGATCTTGTATCAACCCACGACGAGACAGCGTTAACTATCGCTCTCAATATTGTGGCTACAAGTAACCCTGAAAAAGTAATCCTCGTAGGCGACAACATGGACTTTCCCGAATTCGGCAAGTACCGTCTGTCCCCTGCGTTCGCCCAAACAACCCAAGCATCCATTGATCGAGCGACCAAGTTCTCTGCCGAACTACGGGCAGCCGCCCCCAACGCAGACATCGTATGGCTCGCAGGAAACCACGAAGAAAGGCTACCCAACTATGTCCTTGACAACGCCAAAGCAGCGTTCGGTTTACGCAGAGGTAACACACCGGATAGTTGGCCTATTCTCAGTGTCCCTCATTTGTGTCGTTTCGATGAGTATCGGATTAGGTATTTGGCTGGCTACCCCGCCTCGTCGTACTGGATCAACGAACGTATCAGGGTCATCCACGGAGACAAAGTGGCAAGCGGAAGCTCCACGGCCCATAAGTACCTTGCGACATCAAAAACCAGCGTGGTATTCGGACACATCCACAGGCGTGAATGGGCTGAACGGTCACGTGAAGATTACGATGGCCCCAAAACCATCCTTGCAGCTTCACCAGGTACACTCGCTAAGACAGATGGTGCAGTTCCTTCGACAAAGGGTGGCATAGACCTTGACGGTCGCCCACTGCCCATAGTCGAGGACTGGCAACAAGGGTTAGCCGTGGTCACATATCAGCCTGGTGACGGGGAATTCTGGTATGAGCAAATCCCAATCCATAGCGGCAGAGCGTGGTGGCGAGGTAAACTGTATGTGTGACAGAATATCTGTACTGCGAAAAATGCGATGAGTATTGGAGACAACGGGATGGAAGACGATGCTCAGAGTGCGGATCGGTCGGCGTTCCCACCGAAGAACCCGATGAATGAAGTTTATGATGAAGACGATCCCACTTGGCCGATGGTTGTTGTGCAGTGGCGTGACGCTCATTCCGGTGGTGACGCATCGTGGACTTTAACTGACGGGTACGAACCTGAGGTTGTTATGCCGATCACTGTCGGCTGGGTATGGCCTAGGTGCAAGCCTGGTTATATGACTTTGGTCGGTACTGTTATGAACAATGCTGAAGAACCTGAAGTCGTTGGCGATATCAACCACATCCCGTGGGAGAACATTGTTAACGTGTACTCGCTATCTATCCATATGCCAGTGAATTGGAATCAAGAATTAGATTGACTTCCATACACCCCTAGTGTAAAGTAAAATCAAACAACGAAAGAGAGAGATCATGTCATCAACTTTTATTAAACCACCCCACGGTTCGATGGAATGGCTTAAAGCCAGACATCGTGACGAGGAAGGTAACCCTCGTATCTCAGCGTCGGAAGCTGCTGCTGTACATGGTGAGCATCGGTTCATCAGTAAGTACGGTTTGGCTGTAGCGAAGATGGCTGATGAGCCTGTTGTTACTGAAACAAATCGTGCTATGGAACGAGGCAACCGTTTGGAAGCCACACTTCTTGAATGGCTCGGTGACGAGATCGGTATTGAACTGATCGAACCATCAGTCATGTATGCGATTGAGAACTCCGGTAGCCCTATGGTTGCGACCCTTGACGGTGTAGACAAAGAGTCATACCTCAAAGGTTTTTGTCAACCAAAAGTTGTTGCCGAAATCAAAACATACAACCGTGAATGGGATGGCGTACTGCCTCGCTACTGGTACTGGCAAGGCGTACATCAAGCTATCTGTGCCAACGTAGACGAAATCATTTGGGGTATCTTTGACAGTACCCTCGACCTACATGTACACCGTCAACCGGTCACTATGGAAGAAAAACTGTTGCACATCGGTGCTGTCACAGAGTTTGTGTGGTGGATCAAACTCGGTAGCATCCCTGCCGAATGGCCAGCAACATACGAAGAAGTATCAGCCGCATATGTGGACTCCAGTAGTGAGACAACCGATCTTACTGAATATGCTGAAGTGTTCACCCGTTTGGTTGAAGTACAACAGCAAAAGAAACTGTTAAGTGTTGAAGAAGATGAGTTGAAAGCAACCATCGGTTTACTATTAAAAGACAACCAGTATGGTGTCGTAAACGGAAAGCAGGTAGTTTCGTGGAAACCCCAATCCAAGACCTCCTTCGACAGCAAGTTGCTCGCCTCGGAGAAGCCAGAGTTGTTCAAGCAATATCAGAAGACAAGCCAATACAGAGTCATGCGATTCAAAGGAGAGAAATAATGGAAGACAAAAAGAAACTGTTAGC